TTTCCCATTGAAAATTCCACCCAGCATTTTTATTTGCCATATGAACATAAGGATGTAGTTCTTTATAAATCCAAGTATCGTTTAACCAAACTAAATCAGATCTTCTTTTCTTATATAAATTTTTAATATCGTCTTTGTTTAATTTTTTATCCCCATAGCCACCCGTTCTAGCCATTACTTCCTCTTTGGATAGTGCATATTTAATAACATCATCACAAAACTTAGGAGTTAACACTCCACTAAAATGCCAAAAATAATTAGATAAATTCATAAGTTGTAGTTTGTATAAAGTTTAAAGAATCTTTTTGAGTATTGGTGATGTAATACATTTGTATAGATGGAAACATAATAAATTCATTATTTTTTAAAGGTATATCCCAACTTCTTCCTGCTCTTCGATTGTCGTCATAGTGAATTCTAACACTACAGTCTTTAACATTCACTCCATATAACAACGTGTAGTCCGGAGAATTTCTTAAATCAACTGGATCTATATTCAATAAAGGAATGGAAAGTTCTTTGGGTTTATAAACATTTCCCCACGTTTCTTTATTCACTAATTGAAAACCATATTCCACATTAATATGTTCTCTTACATAGGTATTAAGTTTATCCCATTCCCTTGAATAGGGAAATTTAGAATTTTTAATTTGTGATGATAAAATATCTGATTGAAGTTTGTCTCGGTCTATTTCAAAACCTTTAGGCATATCTATAGTGCCATAATGTAAATCAATTTCGCTTAATACTTTCTTTTGCATACCAATTCCTTTTATAAAGGATGGTATTATAATGTCAATATGATTAAAAAGAATTGATCTGGATCAATTATGCTTTGTTATCGACTAGATCCCAAGATTGACCACCTTCATTCCAATTATAAACCCAGTTATGTGTATTGGCTTCGTTTTGTGAAGTTTGTTCTGCAGTCAATGCAGGAGCATCCCCGATTGGTGAATGCCATTGAGCATCAGACGTATCTTTTACCCAAGATGCATATGGTTGTTTAGGCCAAAAGATTTGATTATCTTCGTCCCATTCATAACCTATGCCTGCGTAGTTTCCTCTTAATGCTTTAGAGTCATCTCCCGAGTTATGTTTTCCACCCCTAGTATTGTAAGATGTTTGAATCCACATTGGTGCAGGCCAGTTATTGTGTCTTTCCAAATATTGTTGACCTACTGATTCATCTTCAACGCCATCAGCGTTAAGCATATCTCCGTTACCACAAGTTAATACGCCGATAACTTTTCCGTTCATTCCTATTTTTGCAAAGTGTGCCATATGTTTCTCCTTATATATTGTTTTTAAATTTGTGTAAATACATAAATATTATTGAAATTTGTACCTTATAATTACTATTCCTGAACCACCTGCACCGCCATCTTCAGGACTTGCAGGATGAAAACCACCACCGCCACCACCACCAGTATTGACTGTTCCAGCTACACCTGTGGTCAATGCACAAGTACCTGCAGCTCCACCGCCGCCTGCACCTCCTGAACCTGATGTAAGACCAGGTTGGTATATACTTCCACCTCCTCCACCTGCTCTTGCAACTGGACTTGCTGTTATACACGAAGTTGCACCACATCCACCATCGCCACCAGCACTACCTGATCCTCCAGCTCCAGCAACAAGTGCTCCACCACCACCACCTGCTCCATAACCTCCACTAGGACTTCCAGTACCAGATCCAAGTCCACCACCAGTTCCTTGAGCTGGATTTGTAGGAGGGGTATTTCCACTTCCACCAGCACCACAACTTCCACCACCACCACTACCACCAGGTCCACCAGCACCACTTCCAGCATTCTTTCCATATCCTCCACCTGCTGAAGTATAACATCCAAAAGTTGAAAGATTTCCGTTACCACCAATTCCAGGTCCAGCTGTTCCTCCACCCCCAACTGTTATGGGATATCCTTGTACTGTAACTGTAACGGCTGCACTTGGGGCTGCGCCTAAAGGTGAAACTGTATATGATCCGGTTGCTGTACCTGGAGATTCTCTATAACCTCCTCCAGCTCCACCACCACCTCTAACTGCTCCACCACCTCCACCACCAGCGACTACCAACCAATCAACTGCGTTTTCTGGAGCTGATGGACTTAAAGACGAAACACAAAATGTGCCTGGTCCTGTAAAAGTATGAATTTTGTAATCTCCAGAACAAGTAATTGTTCCACCTGTTGCGTGTATGAAAGGGGTTATTCCTCTAACATTAGAAGTTGAATCTAAAACATTTACCCATCCTTGAGTTCCATCTATATAAACAAAAGTTACTGCTTGTCCTTCGGTACTTAAAGTTACATTGGTATTTACTCCGCCAATAAATTCACTTCCATTAGGTGAAACAGTTACATTGTTTGTTTGCCAAGTTCCTGCGTAATCTGCCATAGCTACTGAGTCTCCAGCAGTTCCTGCCGGCAAGTTAACTGTTATGATTCCACCTGTTGTATTTAAAAAATAACCTACACCAGCTGTTGCTGTAAAGGTTCCTGTTGTTTTAACTGTTGTGTCCCAGGAAATTTCTCCTGTTGCACCGAATCCTGATGCAGTTCCAGAGTTGGTAATTGTAGCACCAGAAGGAATTGTGAACGTATCTCCACTATCTCCTAGCTGTGTTGTGCCACACGCGACTCTCGGTGTTATTTTATTTACTTTTATTTCACTCATAATTTTTACCTATTGAAATTTGTACCTTATTATTACTACGCCTGAACCACCAGCTCCAGATCCACAGGTTCCTGGAACTGAAGCACCACCGCCACCACCTCCAGTATTGACTGTTCCACTTCCAGCTGCAGCTGTGCTTGGTCTTGTACCACCGGCACCGCCACCTCCACTTCCTCCACTTGTTGCTCCTCCAGGGTAGTCATTTCCTCCACCACCACCGCCACCTCTCGCGACGGGAGTTGCTGTAATACAAGAAGTTAAACCTGCACCTCCATCACCACCTATACCTGGTGCGGGTACACCAGCAGAACCTACAGCTCCAGCTCCACCTCCACCACCTCCAGAACCTGGACCAGTGCCACCATCATTTCCTTGAGGGGGACTAACAGGAGGAGTATTACCACTTCCAGCAGTAGTGCCTGATTTAGCTCCACCGCCACTTCCACCACTTACAGCATTAAAAGGACCAGGTTCTGGACCTCTACCACCAGCTCCTCCACCTGCTGATGTGATTGTACTAAAAGTTGAACTATCTCCAGGATTACCACCGGTTGAAGTTGTTATTGCAGCACCACCTCCTCCAACTGTAATTGGATAAGGGGTTGCACTTACAGCTAAAGCACTTGCTCCTAAAGGAGCAGGTCCTGCAGTATAGCAACCACTTGCTGTTCCATCTGAAAATCTATAACCACCAGCACCGCCACCACCAGAAGCGTCCCAACCTCCGCCACCACCACCAGCAATTACTAAATAATCTGCTACGGCTAGTGGACCAGCTCCTGCTGAAACACAAAATGTTCCTGGTCCTGTAAAGGTATGTTGTTTATAATTTGTACAAACAATACAACCACCTGGAGTTGGTTGATTACCACCTGTTGCGGTAATATAAGCTGGAACTAGACCTACAGCATCGGCATCTGATCCTGTAACAGATTTCCAACCTCTTGTTGCATCTGCATAAACTAAAGTTACAGCAAGTCCTGCTGTGCTAATTGTATAATTAGCATTAACTCCATTAATTTTTTCTGAACCATTTGGGGCAATTATAATATTATTTGAATCTGCTGTTGAAGCATAATCTGAAACAGCTACAATACTCCCCACAGCTGCCGCTGGTAGATTAACTGTTATTTCACCTGATGTGGTATTAACGAAATATCCTGATCCAGTTACTGCTGTTACAGTTCCTGTTTTAATACTTGTATCCCAATCAACTGTTCCTGTTCTTCCGAAACCTGTTTGAGAAGCACCTGATGCTAAAGCTACTGTATCACCAGAAGCTCCAATTGTAACATCTGTTCCACACTTACTAACGATATTAGTGCCTGGTTGATTTTGTACGTTGTCTACTTTTATTGTTGATGCCATAATTTTTACCTATTGAAATTTGTACCTAATTATTACTATACCAGATCCACCAGCATTAGTTCCTCCAGAAGGGGCTCCTGTTGATCCGTGACCACCACCTCCACCACCAGTATTGGTTGCACCGCTAGTACTAGCCACACCAGATTTATTTCCTATACCACCACCACCGGTTCCACCTGAGAATGGCCCAGCACTTGGAGCACCCGATGAAGCACCACCACCTCCACCAAAATTACCAGAAGGGGATCCATTAGCTGTTCCAAATACAGGTCCGGCATCTATACCAGCACCTCCATCTCCTGTTGGACTTGATGCGACTGGTGTTGAACTTTCTCCTGCAACCGTAAAACCTCCACCGCCTGCTCCAACTGATGGACTGTTTCCTGTTCCTCCAGGATTACCTTGAGCCGGACTTACAGGGGGTGTATTTCCTGCTCCTCCACAACCACCAGCTTCTCCTCCGCCACCACCAGAACCTCCAGCTCCACCATCATCTGTTGCATCATTTCCACCGGCGCCACCGGCAGCTGTAAAACAAAGACCTGAAGATACATCGCCTGAAGTTCCTGCTGTTCCATTGGGAACATTTGTACTACAAGCTCCGCCACCACCTACTACTATTGGATAACCTGTTACTGCAACTGTTTTTCCTGGAGCAATTAAACTTGCTGGACTTAAAGGAGATGGTTGAGTAACTGTTCCAATTCTTACTCCGCCTGCTCCACCGCCACCAACTCCACCACCATTATTTTTTCCTCCACCTGCTGCACCACCAGCTACTATCATATAATCAACCGCATCTGATCCTGCTGGATTACCAGCGTCTGATACACAAAAAGTTCCTGGATTTACAAATGTTGCAGTTTTATAATCACCTGAGGTAGTTAAAGTATTACAAGTTCCACTAACAGTTGCTGTAATATAACTTGGATTTTCTGGAACTTGTGAAAAATCATCACTATGAACAGATCGCCAACCAACTGTTGAATCCACATATACCAAAGTTAGCCCTTGACCCTCTGTTGATAGTGTAAGAGCCATTCCTGCATCTCCACCATTTATTTT